ATCAGGATTTATGTATGCAATGGTGTACGGTGGTATGTTAGGTTATAGCAGATTAAAAAGAGAAGATGTCGAGTACACATGGGAGTTAGTATGTGATTGGATAGATGCAATGGAGAATAAGAATGAGCAGATACAGGCTGTTACTATCTTATTAAACGAGACAAAAGTGTGGAATGACTTGATAAAGCAAGGTCAAGAGATTAAAGAAAATGAGGAGAAAAAAAAAGCCATAGAGAGCAGTGCTACGACAACCTCAAGTTTGCTTTAGGTAAGTTACAATGGAGTGTAGATGAATATTATTGCTCAATGCCTCATGAGTTTTATGCAGCGTGTGAGGGATATCAAGAGAGGCAAAAGGAATCGGCTATGGTCATTCGTTTTGCCTCTTTTCGCATATCAGAAGCAATGGCAGGAAGTAAAGCAATTGGCAATATTAATAAGTTTTGGCCAATGGAGGATGAGGATAAAAAGGAGGTTGAGCCAATGACGGCTGATAGATACAAAGCTATTTTAGAGCGACACAATTTAAAGATTAAATAATGGCAGAAGAGATAGAGATAATAGTCACGGCAACTGGGTTTGACAAGGTTAGTTCAGGTCTTAAGAATACAACTGATGCTTTAAAAGCTACAGCAACTGAGGCAAAGAAAACTGGTGATGCATTAAAGAGCAATTTAAACGCTGGTGCTGCACAAGCAGGTCAATCTATTACTAACTTATCTAGGATTGCACAGGATGCCCCATTTGGCTTTATAGGTATTGCAAACAACATTAATCCATTAGTAGAATCATTTGGCAGATTAAAGGCTGAGACTGGTAGCACAGGTGGAGCGTTAAAAGCTTTGGTTAGTGGCTTAAGTGGGCCTGCAGGTTTGGGGTTAGCATTTGGTGTGGTAACGGCTGCATTTACATTTGCACAGATTGGGTTACAAGCTTGGAGTAGAACAAGTAAAGAGGCAGCAGATGCATCTGATCAGTATGGTGGTTCATTAGTAAGATTAAGTAATGATATCAAAAATGTTGGTACTGATTTAAAAGATTTAAAGACTGAATTAGATTTTATAAAGGCTACAAAAGATTTAGAATTTAAAATTGATTTTGGTAGTGCGGCTGCATCGGCAAAATCAGCAGCATTAAATGTAAGGATATTAGGAGAGGAAACAGCACAAGCTAATTTAGATGTAGGTCAATCAATACAATTATACAATCAAGCAACAAGTGCTTTAGATACATTTGCAAATACTCAGCAAGGTTCATTTGAATCTACTAATAAATTTAGAAATGCTATACGTTCATTTGGTGATATTTCCAATGTAACATCTGATCAATTAGCTGGTTTTACAGATGAGCAAAAAAGATACGTACAAGTAGCAGTAGATGCAGCTAAAAAAGTAAATGAGCAAAAGAAAATCTACAAAGATTATCAAAATCAGTTAGCATTATCAAAATTACAAGTACAGGCATTAGAGGCTGAGGAACGCAGAAAAAATGCTACTAATACTAAATCAGTAAAAAAAGTAGAAACATTAAAAGATGCTTATAGAGCATTTTTTTTAGAATTAGTAGCAAACGAAAAAATAGCTGTTGCATTTAATGAGCCAGCAACAAAGAAAAATATTGAATCTTACACTTCATTTATTGAAACAGCAATAAAAAAGTTTAATGCAAATCGTTCATTTACTATACCATTAGTTGTAGAATTGAACGCATTAAAAAGGTCATTAGATGCAGTAAAGCCAAAAGATTTAGTTAAGTCATTACAAGAAAAAATTAATCTTACACCAATTGAAATACCATTTGATATACCTAAAGGGGCAGTTGAGAATTTAAAAAGTCAAACTGTTGATATTACTCAAGAATTATCAACAGCATTAAAATCATCAATAACATCAATAGGAGTCACACTAGGTGAAGTTTTAGGAGCTGCATTATCAGGCTCTACAGATTTTAGCAGTATTTTTGAAGGTTTATTTAATCAATTGGGAGGAATTATACAGACATTAGGAGAACAAGTTATAGCTATTGGTGTTGCTGGTATTTTAGCACAAGAAGCAATAGCACAAGCCCTAGCAAATCCATTTTTATCAATAGCAGCAGGTATAGCATTAGTAGCTTTAGGCTCACTTATAAAAAATACAACATCGCAACAAAGATTTGCAGTTGGTACACGTAATGCACCAGGTGGCATGGCATTAGTTGGAGAGCGTGGTCCGGAGATGATAAGCTTACCTAGAGGCAGTCAAGTATTGCCTGCAGCGCAGACGGCAAATATGATGGGTGGTGTTGGTGGAGCTGTTGAGATTTACGGCATTTTAAGAGGTCAGGATATTTATTTTAGCAACAAAAAATATAGTGCTACTTACGCACGTACAACATAATGTCATTAAAATACACAGGCTCATTTGATTCAATTAGGAATGTTAACAGCAGATACGTTGTAAATATCTATCAGGATAGTTATGAAGGTAGTCCTATTGATATTATATTAGGTGCTACACCTGTTATACAAGAATGGCAGGAAGATGATCCATTAGCACCAATTAAAGGAAGCACACTAACAATAAATCTTATTACAACTGGTACTTTATTTTTGTTAGATTTTTACTCAGATAATGATAATGAGTTTAGAGTTGAATTATTGGGAGATGATGTAACAGGGACACAAATAACTTTATTTAAAGGTTTTATACAACAGGATGATTCTAGTGAAGTGCAGATAGATTTTGTGCATCAAATTACACTAACGGCAACAGATAACTTAGGTACTATTAAAGATATAAATTTAGGTCGTGCAGCTGAGTTATTTGGTGATTTAATAGCTGTTGGAAGTATACCTTGTGCATTTGTTCCGGGTTCATATATTGTAATTGATTGGGGTGCAGACTGGCCAGTAATACCAGGTCAAACATTTACTGTTGGTGGTTCTTCTTTTACTATGGTTACTAATTTAGGGGAAATTAATCCTACTTATGATGGATGGTGTATTCAAGTTGTTGAAAATATCCCATCAGTACCACCAGGTACTTTAACAATTAGTTATAAAGAGATACAATCTTTAGAGGGTTATGTTCCATTAATGACTTTTATAAAGTTGTGTTTAAGGTCAACTTATATACAAAATATGGGATTAAATGTATACAATCACATTACTCCATCCGATGGAGAGATTTTTGTAGATACATTTCAGACTAGAATATTTGAAGATGTAACTGTATTGGGAAATACATTTTTAAAGAACAATGAATACATGTCGTGTTATGAGGTATTGGAAATAATAATGAAGAGGTTTAACATGTCATGCTTTCAAAGTTTAGGCATTTGGTGGATAGTTAGATATCCTGATTTGTTTTTGGATTTTGAGGAAGGCGAAACAGAAATAGATTATTATAATTACAATTCTGATTTTAATTATGTTGATTTATTAACAATTAATAAATCATTTGTCATTGCAACAAATGGATATGTTGAGACGGGATTACTTAAATCTATTATTAGACCTTATAGAAGGACGCTAGAAACCTTTAATTATGTGCAGCCTGAGGATTTGTTATGTAATAGCCAATTTACTGATTTAGGGCCTTTAATTAGTACTTATGCTGATGGTTCTAATACAATTAGAAATTACAAAGTGCCTTGTTGGGAAGCTTTATTTGAAGGTAATTTCTTTTTAAGAGTTGTAACAAATGCAGAAAATGAAGAAATTGATAGATACGTTGGAACAACGAGTAATAGTGCAGGTTTATCTAGTCCTATACCATTAGAAAAAGACGATACATTTGAGTGGTCATTTCAAGTAAAAACAGATGATTCTTTATTTGGTTTTTTTACATTTATATTTTATCAAGGCGTAAGTATAACAGATGGCACTACAACTTATTATTTAAAAAATGATGGTTCTTGGACAACTACTAATGCTTTTGAGAATTTAACTTTTCAAATAAACACAGGAGATAATGCAAATCAATGGCATACAGTAACATTTAAAGCAAATAGAGTTCCAATTGATTGCTTAATGAGTATAAAACTTACTCCTGCTACAGTAATAATAACACCTGGTTTAGAAACTTATTATAAAGATTTAAGGCTAAATGTTAATTTTGAAGTAGCTGGTCAAGGTCAAGTTATAGGTCATTCACACAATGCAAGTCAATCTAGAGAATTAAATAATGTAAATGATGTTGAAATATTTATAGATAATACTGAGCGTTCATCAATATC